ATCCAGTGAATTTCTATGCGGGATTCGATCAGAGGTCAGTTGTCGGTGGACCGGGTGCTTCAGCCGATTTCTTCACATGGGGCGCACAGCTTGAGTCTGGAGCCTTCAGCACCTCCTACATCCCAACCACCACCACCTCCGTCGTCCGTTCAGCCGATGTCTGTCAGATCACGGGGACATCGTTTGGATCAATGTGGAATCAGGGGGAGGGGAGTGTAGCATCAGAATTTGATTTCTTGGCAGCACCAGCGGATCGTGTCTCACCAAGAGTTTGGTATGCCAGCGATGGCGCATACACCAACGGAATGTGGGTGCAAAGTGGGGCATCTGATGGATTCTATGTTTATCAAAGCGGTTCAAGCCAAGCTGCACTAACGGCAACTGCACTTGGTGCTGGTGTTTCAACACGCATTGCATCGACATACAAGCTGAATGATTTTGCTGCATCTTTTAATGGTGCGTCCGCATTAACGGATACCACAGGAAATGTGCCAACTGTGAATCGAATGGAAATTGGATTCATGTCGGATGTTTCTGGAAGAATTATCAACGGCCACATCGCCAAACTCATCTACTACCCCGCACGATTGACCAATACCAAGCTGCAACAACTCTCCACATGAGGTGACCCGTGATTGATCTGTTGTTGAAATTCGATTCACAGGAACAAGCTGGCCTAATCGGTGAGCAGCTTGGCTATACCACCCGTGATCCGGAAACGGGAGCATGGAATACGACCCAAGCCACATTGACGCTAGCCATCTGCGTTATCGGGGTTCATTACTATCCAGACCCTGTGGAAGTAGATGCTGAAGGGAATCCGGTTCTAAAAGCGGATAACCAATACTGGGTCATGGTCAGGAGTCTGGTGGATATGGATTTGCCACCAGAAATCCTCCCATTCATCGTGGAGCGTAATCCAGACGATCCGACTCAACCCCAGCAGAGGTGGGCGTAAAATGGCTGGAAAGCTGATCTATAGCCTGGATGCCCGCAATCCTGGCAGCACGGACGTGGTGGCCACAAGCGGGCCCTCCAGTGGTGCGGCTGGGAAAAGTACCGTCGCGGCTGTGGTGGCTGCCGGGCTGACGCAGGCCGCCATCCTGCCGACGCCTTCCAGCCTGGCATATACCAGCGCGACCACAGGCATCAGCACCAACACGGACAACCTGGCGCTATCAACGGCCACGCTGCAACGGCTGAACGTCACGGCTGGCTCCAACCTGACCGGCATCGCTCCACCTGCCGGGCTGGCCCATGCTGATGGAAGGCTGCTGGTGCTGGTGAACACCGGCACCAGCTCACTGAGCCTGCGGCACCAAGACGCCGGCAGCCTGGCGGCCAATCAGCTGTATTCGCACAATGGCAGCAACCTGAATATGCAAACCGGGCACCTCGTTTTCGCTGTCTATGATGCCACGCTTTCCAAGTGGCGAGTCTGGATGATTTCCTGACCTATACCCAACCATGGAGGGCTGCCCATGCCCGCCGGCTGGTCCATCGCACGCACCGACCGGAACGCCCACCGGCTGGAGCTGCCGTTTTCCGGTTCAACCACCTGGCGCATCCTGCTGCTGGCCGACCTGCACTGGGACAATGCGCACTGTGACCTGAACCTGCTGCGCAGCCACATGGAGCAGGCCAAGGCTGGCGGCTGGCCCGTCATGGTATTTGGCGACCTGTTCTGCGCAATGCAGGGGCGGTGGGACCCGCGCGCCTCGCGTGATGCGCTGCGGGAGGAGCATAGGGACGGCAGCTACCTGGACCTGCTGGTGAAGACGGCTGTGGAATGGTTCAAGCCGTACGCCGGCAGCCTGGCGCTCATCAGCCCGGGCAACCATGAAACGAGCATCGCGAAGCGCCACGAGGTGAACCTGACCGAGCGCCTGGTGTCCGGGCTGAACCTGTGCGGGGGCAAGGTGGAGCTGGGAACCTACTGGGGGTTTGTGAACCTGGCCTGCAAACGGCAGGCGCAGGTGGTGACCCGGACGCTGCACTATCATCACGGATTCGGCGGGGGTGGCCCGATTTCCAGAGGCCTGATCGACCACAGCCGCACCCGCAGCGATTACGACGCGGACATATACGTCAGCGGCCACATCCACCGCAGGAACTGCGACGAAAACGTTTCCACCCGGCTGACCAGTCAGGGCCGCGTGGTCTTGCGCGAGCAGTTGTTTCTGAGATGCTCTACCTACAAGCAGGAGGACACCGGCAGCGGCTGGCACGTGGAGCAGGGGCGTGCCGCGCGGCCCCTGGGGGGCTGGTGGCTGGAGCTGGCGGGTGACCGTAGGAACCAGCACAAGACCCTGAATATCAACATCAAGGCGGTGCCAACATGATGATTTTTCTGCTTCTGGTGCTGGGCGTGGACCCGGCTGTGAAGCTGCCGCAGGAAATTACCGGGCAGCCTGGGGAATTCATCACCATCAAGCCGGAAACCAACGGCAAGGTGGTGCGGTTTGTGGCGTTGGACTTGGGCCTGAACCTTTTCCCGTCTGACCTGCTGGCAGACAAGACGGCAACGGTGGCCAATGCGGTGCAGCCCGGGCGGTACCGCGTGCTGGCCTACACGGCCCTGGAAGGCGTGCCCAGCGCGCCCTCCATTGTCACGGTGGTGGTGGGCGGTGCGGCCCCACCCAAGCCGGTCAACCCTGTGGTGCCACCACAACCGGCTGACCCCCTGGCTGAAGCCATTGCGGCCATCTACGGCGGCAATGTGGAGCCCGGCAGGGATGAAAAGCGCCGGGCCCTGGCTGGGGTATACCGCAGGGCTGAGCCCATGGTGGACGATACCCGGGTGCGCACCACAGGGGAGCTGTACCTGCTGGTACGCCAGCTGAGCCGGCAGGTGTTGGCCGATGGCGACTTGCGGGCGGTGCGTGACCGGCTGAATCAGGAGCTGGATGGCCAGCTGCCCACGCAGGCGGACACCGTGCTGACGCCGGAGCTGCGGGGCAAGATAAAGGCGCAGTTTTCACGCTGTGCCGCCGCGCTGGAGGGCCTGGGCAATGGCTGAGGATTTCTACACGCCCGGTTGGGTGGATGACCAGTCAGCCGTCGAGCTGGTGGCCATGGAGCAACCCACGCCATTCTGGGGGCTGACCCCTGCCGGCAGCGTGCCCATGGAAAGCCTTCCAGCGGAGGTTTTCCTGTGGAAAAGCTGGGAGAAGGTGCGGGCCGTGCCATTCCCCAACCGCTCGCAGGGCAAGGTGGGCAGCTGTGTCAGCTTCGGGTGCTGTACGGCCATCGAGGTGACGGCCTGCTGTGAGATTCTGGCTGGCGAGGCTGAGGAATCCCGGGACCTGGTGCAGGAGGTGGTTTACGCCGGCAGCCGCGTGGAAATCGGCAATGGGCGGTTTTCCTCCGATGGAAGCATTGGGGCCTGGGCGGCTGAATACGTGCGGCGGTACGGGGTGCTGGATCGCGGCTTGCATGGCACCTATGACCTGAGCCAGTACAGCGAAACCCGGTGCAGGGCGTGGGGCGCACCCGGCAAGGGCGTGCCGGATGACTTGGAGCCGGCCATCCGCAAATACCCGGTGGCAGCCGTCACGCTGGTGAAAACCTGGGAGAGTTGCAAGCAGGCCCTGGCGCAGGGCTACGCCGTTAGCGTGGCCAGCACGCAGGGCTTTCGGTACCAGCGGGACGCCAACGGGGTGTGCCCTCCATCTGGCAAATGGGCGCACCAAATGGCCATCATTGGCTACGCCACCATCAAGGGCAAGGAATGCGGGTTTGTGATGAATTCCTGGGGCCCGCAGGCCCATACCGGGCCGCTGGGTCCGGGTGAGCCCCCTGTGGGCGGATTCTACGCTGAGGCTGACGTGCTGGGCAAAATGCTGGGCATGGGCGACAGCTGGGCATATTCTGGGGTGAGCGGATTTCCCGCACGCCGGTTTTCCTGGTTCATTTGACTGGAGGGCTTTCCATGCTGATTCCATACCCCGACCAATTCCCCAACGAGGGCCTGCTGCTGCTGCTGGACAAGGTGCGCGGCAAGGACGTGCCCCTGGCTGACCTGCTGCACGCCGGCTGGTGCGTGCAGGGCTACGCGATGAAGCAGGTGATGGGTGGCGGCCCCATCGTGACGGGTGAGCCGGCAGGCTGGACGGATGAACAGGTGCTGCAGGCCGCCCTGGATTCTGGCAAGGATGAGGCCAAGGGCGTTGGCCTGATTCCCTGGGTGCTGGTGGCCCGTATTGCCCTGAAATTGGCGCTGAACCTGCTGTGAGCTGGCTGGGGGAACTGCTGGGGGCTACGGCCCATTGGTGGGGCAAGAGCCAGCGCAGCGGGCGCTGGCCTGCCCTGCGGGACAAATTCATCCGGCACAACCCCTATTGTGCGGCCTGCGGGCGCACCGAAAGCCTGGAGGCCCACCACGTGGTGCCCTTTCAAGAGGACCGGCAGCTGGAGCTGGTGGAAAGCAACCTGATAAGCCTGTGCCGGACCTGTCATTTCGTTTTTGGGCACCTTGGGGACTGGGCCAGCTGGAACACCGACGTGCGGGCAGACGCGGAAAAGTACATGGAAAAACGACGCAGGAGGCCGCCGCATGATACCCCTGCCGGACCTGCGGCAAACCCGGGAGCATGACTGCGGCGCTGTGGCCGTCCGTATCGCCCTGCGGGCCATCAAAAAGCGCCCCCCTGCCGATCTGGAAACCCTGCTGGGCACCAGCCCCATAGACGGCACCGACCCCCGTTCCATGGAGAGCCTGCTGCGCAGCCTGGGGCTATGGGTGGCCAGCGGATCGTTCACTCTGGCCGACCTGCACCACATCACCACCACCAGGCCAGCCATCTGTTTGGTCACCCGGGCCAACATCGGGCACTACGTCACAGTCGGCGGAATAGTTTCTGGAACCGTGCACTACCAGTGCCCAAGCGAGGGGCCATGCCGCAGCGGCACCCGCTCCTGGATGAAATCCTGGCGGGATGTGGACCGGCTGGGGGCCACCTACCACCAGTGGCTGATAGCGGTTTCACGCCCTCCATCAACATGACCGGCATCTTGCCCAGCCTTCCAAATATCTTGCCTAGATTAAGTTAAAAAAATAAAAAAATACCTACCCCCTACCCCTCTGGAATTATTCATGAAGGAATTCTAATGATTGCCGCCCCTTTACATGCGGGGAAAACGACCTACCATGAGCAGCATGATTCTGGACCCCAAGGCCCGGAAGGCCCCCGCATTTAATAGGGCAGGAGCCCTATTCCAACCGGCTACGCCGCCAGGAAAACCACACCCCCACCCTGCCGGGTGGGGCCCCAGCAATTGCAGCCCATTCAATGCGTGGTATAGTTCAGCCATGGAGGACATGAAATGAACAAGCCAACGCTGTACAGCACGGCCGAAGTGGGGCGGATACTGGGCGTCAGCCGCCGGCGGGTGCTGGCGCTGATCAAGGCGGGCCGGCTGCCCGCGCAAAAAATCTCAGGCGTGCAGGTGGTGGAAAGCGCCAGCATTATGGCCGTATGGCACCGCAAACCGGGCCGACCGAAGAAAAAATAAAAATATTTTTAAGGTGCCCTTGCAACCATGCCGAACATGGAATAGTATTCAGTTACACCGCTGAAGGGATCAGCGGAAAAACGAGGAGAAGGAAAAATGACCACCAAGCAAGCACAAGCCACCCGGGCCGAGTTGGAAGCCAAGAGCCGCCAGCGGTTCATCCTGACCGGCAAGGGCTACCTGGAAAGCCACGAGTGGGCTGAGCTGATCAAGGCCGAACGGATTCTGGCGGCCGCCGGCCTGCTGGAAAGCCACCAACCCATCTGGAGCGAGTGACCAACCCAACCAGCCCCGCCCTGCCAGGGCGGGGCCCTTCAACCAGAAACAAGGAGATGGAACCATGCGACCGTGTAGGTGTGGATCGGGCTTGCCAAGTGAGGAGGTCAAGGACGCCAGGGGGATTTACCTGGCACGGGTGTGCGATGAATGCCGGGCGGAGCGCCTGGCGGAATTCAGGCCGGAGGTGCTGACCGACTGCGGGTACGAGTGTGATGAGCCCATCGAGGAGGAGGTTTGACCATGAAAAGCCAGCTGTTACTGTTTGCGGATATTTCCAAGGTGTTCAACGAAATGGAGGGGCACAACTACGAGGCCCAGCAAAAGGCCCGGGCCAGCTACGATAACCGAGAATACGAATCTCTGGTGCGCCAATACGAGGCCCTGCGCATCGCACGCATGGCGGTGCTGAACGCCCTGGTGGAACGCCTGGCCAATGGCGGGGAGGGCTAAAAAATGGCCAAGGTATGGGCGGTGCGCGTCGAACGGGTTGTGCGGTGCGTGCAGGTGGTGGAGGTGGTGGCGGATGATGAAAACGAGGCCGCCGATCTGGGGCCGGAGCTGGCCGGCGAGGATGACTGGCAGCAGCAGGATGAGGACTACGAGGTGCTGGAGGTTTCCGAAGCCAGCCCGCTGTAAAAACTGGTGTTGAACGGCTGAAATTCCGAACATATAGTTACCCCTCGAGGAGAAGGAGTTCAGGATGAAAGCGCAGGAAACCACATTCAACTGGAAGGCCAAGTTACCCCGCCGGGCCAAGGGCTGGTGGGTCATTATCGAGCAGCTGGCGGTGGGCGGCACGGTCACCAGGCGCATCGGCCTGCTGGCCTGCAGCCTGGAACTGCCGCAGGATGGCGGGGACCAGTTCAGCAGCCACGTGAACCGCTACAACCGGTGGACGCGGGCTGAGGATGAATTTGCCGCCCTGCACGCCAGCGGCTGCACGGGTGACATGTTTACCAGCGTGCTGGTCAACCCTGAGGAGGAGGACGAAGGGGAGCATCGTGTGCTAACGGTGGAGCACGGCCGGGTGGTGCGGTGAGCTGGCAGGCTGTGGTGCTGGCCGCCCTGGCCGGCACCACCTGCTGGGTGGTTGTGGTGATGAACCTGAGGAGACGGAAATGACGAGCATCACGAATGAGGAGCTGGAACGCATGGGCCGGGCCAGCCTGGAACAGGTGGAAAGCAGGCTGCAACAGCTGACGCACCTGGCACGGGTGGCGGAGGCCGGCGCAAGCTGGCAGCCGCCCAGGTGGGCAAGCCACCTGGACCACGTCGGAAAGCTGCGGTGGATGGCTGGCGTGTACGCGGACCTTCAGAACATCATGCGCAAGCGGTTAGGCCTGGTGGCCCTTCTGGCCATGGCCCTGGCGGGCTGCGGGCAGGCCGTGCGCACGCAGGTATCGGTTACATACACGGACGGGCCGTGCGCGGTTACCGTCCAGAGCTGGAGGTGACATGACTAGGCTTGCGCCGGACTGGGGTGGACTGGTACTGTTCCGCCGGGTCGGCGAGGAAATCGTGATCAGGGCCGGGAACTATGAGGTCCTGATCGTGGTCGAGGCCGCCGGTGGCGGCCGGGCACAGCTGCGGATCATAGCGGATTCGGGCGTGCAAATCTGGCGGGGTGAGGTGCTCCGCCGGCAGGATGAGGAGAAGGAGAACGGCAAATGACTATGACATTTCAGCGTGCGAAACGATCCCAGGCCAAGCTGCGCCTGGCCATTGCGGGCCCCAGCGGCAGCGGGAAAACCTATGGGGCCCTGCTGATATCCAAGGGCCTGGGGGGCCGGGTGGCGGTGATCGACACCGAGCAGAACAGCTCCACCCTGTACGACACCCTGGCGGAGTTTGATGTGTTGAACCTTCAGCCACCCTACCGGCCGGAGCGCTTCATCGAGGCCATTAAATCGGCTGAGGCGGCAGGGTACGACGTGGTGATCATCGACAGCATCAGCCACGAGTGGAACGGTGCCGGCGGCTGCCTCGAGCTGAATGATGAGATCGCAAAAACCAAGTACAGGGGCAACACCTGGAGCGCCTGGAATGAAACCACGCCACGCCACCGGGCGTTCGTGGATACCATTCTGGCCAGCAAGTGCCACATCATCGCCACCATGCGCAGCAAAACGGAAACCGCCCAGGTGGAGGAAAACGGGCGCAAGGCCGTGAAAAAGCTGGGCATGAAAAGCGAACAGAGAGAAGGGGCGGAGTACGAGTTCACCACAGTTTTGGACTTGGTGCACGACGGCCACTACGCAACCGCCAGCAAGGACCGTTCCGGCATGTTCGGCGGTGATCCCCAGCGGATCACTGAGGAAACCGGGCGGAAATTGGCCACCTGGTTGGCTGGGGCACACCCACAAGTCAACCTTGCCTCGACTACCGCCGGTGCGTTGCCGGTGGCAGTGGAAAGCCCCAGCCACCCGGTGGATGACAAGCCGGCTCAGCCTGATGAGCTGAAGTACATGTTTGCCGTCGCGGAGGGCCTGGGGTTCGCCCCGCAGGGCCTGAAACAATTGATCGGGGAAATGTACCACATCAGCAACAGCCGGGACCTGACCAGCGGCCAGGTGGGCAACATCATCCGCACCATCAAGGAAATCGGGGGGCACAACTAATGCGCAACATTTTCCAACTGGAGGGCGATCTGGCCGCCCTGGAGGCCCTGCTGGCCGAAGAAACCAGCGTGGACGAAAACGGGGAAATCAACGACCAGCTGGCTCGGTGGCTCGAGGAATCCGAAGGCGCTTTCGAGCAGAAGGTCGAGGGCTACTGCGGGCTAATGGCCCAGCTGACCGCCCTGGCGGATGCCCGCAAGGCTGAGGCCCAACGCCTGGCGGGCCTCGAGCAGGAGGCCAGGAACAAAGCCAACCGGATGAAAACCGTCCTGCGGGATGTGCTGGTGCGGCTGAACCGCCAGAAGGTGGAAACCACCCGCTATAAGGTGCGCTTGCAGAAGGCCGGCGGGGTCCAACCCATGGTGGTGGATGAGTTCAGCATTCCCGACGAGTTCATGGCCGTAGTGAAATCACCGGACAGGGCCGCCATACGTGCCGCCCTGGAAAGCGGCAAGACACTGCCCTTCGCCCAGCTGGCCGACCGTTCTACCATCATCGTGATCAAGTAGAAAAGGAGTTTCTGATGGCGCTTTCGCAATTTGACCAAGATTTCAACGTGGCCAACACGGGCCGGGCTGCCGGGCTGGAAAGCCTGGCGGATGGTGACTACACCCTGACGGTTACCACCTGCAGCCTGGACGTGGTCACGCAGCGTGACGGGAACGAGGTGGATGTGGTCCGCTGGCAGTACCGCACCAGTACCGGGCAGGTTATCGAGAACACAACCTGGCTACGCGACGTGCGGGCCTGCAACATGCTGGGCGCAGACCTGGCCCTGCTGGGTTTCCCGACGCATACGTGGGGCACGCCTGCCGGCATGCCCTTCAGCCAGGCCCTGCCGCTGGCCGTGAACCAGCTGCCCGGCGTGGTCATGCTGGCCACGAAATCCAGCTACGAGAGGGCAGGCCGCGTTTACCATAACCTGCGGATTAAATCCCGGGCCGCCGCAGCCCCGCCCATGCCGAAACAGCAGGGCCTGCAGATGCCGGATGAGCAGCTGCCATTCTGAGCCACTGTCGTGGAAAACCCTGCGGCCCGCTCCCGCAGCCGCAGGGAAATATAGCCGGGAGGAATAAGAAAGGGCTGCGCCTTCTCAATTTGGTTTTCGTTCGGGTAAAGTTCTTCTTTGCAATTTGGATTTTGGTGTTCGCGGCCTGGTGGATTATGGCTGGTTCGATTCCGGCCCCGTGAAATGCCCGGCGAGGTGCCGGGCTGTTTTGGAAAGGATTCTGACCATGCGACGCATCGCGCTTTTCGGCCTGCTGGCCACCGCTACCGCCTATGCCGGCGACTGCCCCGACTGTGAGGGCCGGCAGGGTTTCCTGGCACGCAGGGCCGCAGCAAGGGCCGCACGCCACGCCCAGCCCTCCACCACCAAGGTGGTGACCGAGCAGCCGGCCGTCATCAAGACGGAAACCATCTATCAGACCCGCAAGGTGGGCGAAAAAATCACGGTGGTGCCCGTTCCCGCAAAGGGGGCCAAGTAATGAAATGGGCAGCGGCGCTGAGCGCCGTTTTCCTGGCGGCCCTGCCCGCCCTGGCCGGCCCGTTCGGGCTGTTCGGCCGGAAGGCCCAGCCGGCTGCACAGCCGGCGCAGGGCCAGGTGGTGGAAAGCTCCGGCGAGCTGTACAGCGCTCAGGGCGTCGCCAACCGCATCGCCCGCACCGGGATTTTTCGCCACTGGGGCAACCCCACCGGCGGGTACGAGGGCATAGGCATGGGTGGCACGCCGGCGGCTGCTGAGGCCAACTGCTGCTACCGTAGCCGCATGACCCCCAGGGATGTTGGCTACGCCCGCATGGCATCGGGCAGCTGGGTGGCCTGCTGCCGGTACTAGAACAGGGCCCCGCCCTGAACCCTGCCGGGCTGTTGGGCGCAGCCTGGCAGGGCTTGCACAACGGCCTAGCCTAGAGGAATATGGGCGCTCACACCTGAGGAGATGGATGATGGAGCCAGTCGAACGGATAACCAGCTACCTGCGGCTATTCATTCAGCCAGGGCAGGTGACCGAGCTGCGGGCGTTCGGTGACCAAATTTATGCCGGCTGGTATGACGGGGAACACCTGCCAGCCATGGCACAGGCCGCCGTCGAATTGGAGCGCAAGGGCACCAGGGGCATCTATTTCATCCCCAACCCGGTGAACCCCGAGCTGCTGGCACGCAGCCCCAACCGGGTGCAGATCGCCGGGAAAACCACCACCGACGCCGATATAACCGCACGCCGTTGGCTGCTGGTGGATGTGGACCCTGTGCGGCCGGCCGATACCTCCGCCAGCGAAACCGAACGGCAGCACGCCTGGCAGGTGGCCAACCACGTGCAGGCATGCCTCGAGGCTGCCGGGTTCCAGGCCCCAGTGATCGCCAGTTCAGGAAACGGCTGGCACCTTAGCTACCTGGTGGACCACGCCAACGACGCGGCCCAGCGTGAGCAGTTCAGGGCCATCCTGCACGGGCTGGACCGCCGGTGCAGCAGTGAGCACGCCCGCGTCGATGTGCGCACCTACAATGCGGCCCGCATCTGGAAGCTGTACGGCACTACCAGCCGCAAGGGCCGGGCCACCGATGAACGCCCCCACCGCCTCAGCTGGGTGGCTGATGGAAGGCCGGATGGGGCAGCGCAGGGCGTGAACACCGCAGCCTGCGGGGTGCTGCTGGATTCATGGGCCCGGCAGGACCGGCTGTTGCTTTCCATGGAGGGCAGCAGGCAGGAGCCGGAGCTGGCCGGGAGGGCCCGGGCCTACCTGCGCCAGATCGCCCCAGCAGTCAGTGGGCAGAACGGGCACGGGCACACCTACCATGCGGCCATGACACTGGTGGAGGGGTTCGGGCTGGACCGGGAAACCGCCCTCCAGCTGCTGGGCGAATGGAACACCACCTGCCAGCCACCCTGGAGCCCCAGGGAGCTGGAGCACAAGGTGGACGATGCTACCCGGCACATACGGGACAAGGGCCACCTGGCACGCCAGCCGGGCAGCACATCGCAGGCAACCGGAAAAACCAAGGCGGTGTACACGGGGCCGGATTGCGTGCCGGAGCCTGAACAGCCGGACGATCCTATCGCCACCGCTGATGATCTGGTGCAGCTGCAAGCTACTATCACGTGGACGTGGCCAGGCTGGATTCAACGGGGCACCTTGACCTGTTTGGCCAGTGACCCGGGCATCGGCAAAACACGCCTGTGCGCGGATATTACCCGGCGCATCTGGCATGGGCTGGAATGGCCCGACGGCAAGGCTGCCACCATGCCCCTGGAAAGCCGGGTCTTGTGGGTGGCCGCCGATAGCCAGTGGGCTGAGCTGGGCACACTGCCAGGCGCTTTCGGTTTCCCGGGCCGGGCCATCGTGCTGAACGGCCGGCGCAGCAACCCGTACAGCGGAACCAACCTGGACAGCCTCGAGGACCTTGCCACGCTGGAGCGCAACATCCGGGCGGTGCAGCCGGCGCTGGTGTTCGTTGACACCATTGGCAACGCCACCGACCGCAACCAGGGCAGGGCGGAGGAAGCAAAGGCGCTTTTCAAGCCATTGGCGGAAATCGCCACCCGGACCAGTACATCAATCATCCTGGTGACGCACCTGAACAGGGGCGGGCAGGTGATGGGCAACCGCATCATAGGTGCGGTGCGCCAGGTGATCATGCTGGACCAGCCGGAGGGGGCTGAGGAAAACCGCCGCAGGCTGCGCGTCAGCAAGACCAACAGCCAGAAACCGCCGGCGCTGGGCATTTCCATGGGGCCGGCCGGGAACACCTACGACATCGACCCGCCCGTGCCGCCGGAGGAGCAGCCAGCCACCAAGGGGCGGGGAAGGCCCAGCCACCTCGAGGAAGACCGTAAGTGGGTGGAGGAGCGCCTGGCGTTCGGGGCCAAACGGGTTTCTGCACTGATCCAGGAAGGTGAAGCCTGCGGGCTGACCATGCACCGGTTGTATGCTGTCATGCGCAGGGGCTACTGTGAGGAGTTTCTAGCCGATGGAAGGAAGTTCTGGAAAATGCCGGAGCTGCCAGCGCAAGCCGGCCAAGGGCCGCAAGGCGTGCCCGGGCCACCTGCGGCAGGCCGTTGAACGGTGGCGCATACGCAGCCTGATGCAAAAGCTGGCCGCCAACCCGAACGACCAGCTGGCACGCCTGGCCCTGCGGGAAACAAACAAGCGGCTGAACCGCATCAACGCAAAGCTGCGGGAGCCGTTCATCGACAATAAAAAAATCGTGAAACCGGACGGCATCTGCAAGCATGGGCTGTGCCGGTACAGGGCCATGCCGGGATACCAGACCTGCCTGAACCATAAAAGCGTGAAGGTGAAACATGAGCGATAAAGACGCGGGCCATACCCTAGCCGAGCTGCAGGAGGCGCGAGCAGAAATCGACCGGCTGCGGGAGGTGGTGATGGAGTACAAGCGGATGGCGGCAAAACTGCTGGAGCGCATCGTGCAACTAGACAACGGCATCGGCCCGCTGCCGGGAGGGGAGTGAGCAACGGCGACACCTGCCGTTCTGTGGTGTGACTCCAGAGAGATGGAATGTTTGGAGGTTTAATCATGTCTGAAGAGAAAAGTGTTCCGGGTTTCTGGACTAGTTCGTGCTGTGCTTATTCCGACAGCCACCAGAGGATGCCTGTACTAGCTGCTGAGCCAAACGGCGACAGCAGCAGGTACGGGTACTTGAAGTACCTTTCGTTCAAGGACAACAAGGCATCCCTGCAAGTTGGTGCGATTTCTGGCGAAAATGGCAAAAACATCAAGTTTTACGATGTGCCAGACGCTGTTGCTGAGGCTGCAATTCAAGCGGCGATGTCGATTGTGACTGCTTGGTACAACGGCAGAGTTGGTGGCTAAGCGGTTGTTTGTGCCCAGCTAGTCGTTGTGGCTGGCTGGGCGTTCAGCGGGAGGATGCAATGGGCGACTGGGTGAAAAGCTGCCGGGAGGGGAGTGATGAGTGAAGAGAAGCGTGTCCAGATTAGTGATTCTTTGAGTATCTCTGCTGACGACTGGAAGAAAGTTCAGTTTCAACTTGCGGAAAGCAAAGGCCGTTTGGATTACTATTACGGCGATGCCGAGCGCAGGTATCACGAATTGCACGAGGTGCGAAAGCGTGTTACCGCAATCGAAGGCTGGAAAAAGTCATTGATGTTCTGGCTGAAGTTTGCGGCTTGGTGCTTGTTCGCTGTTGTTGCATTTTTTCTGTTTACTACTGCGGTTTTTGTGTTCAGTAACAAAGACATTAGGGTTCAATACCTAAACCAAAAAATTAGTAACCCGCTGCCGGGAGGGGAGTGATGAGAAGGCCCACTGAGCTGGAAAAGCTGGAATATGAAAACGAGCGCCTGTTGCAGGCCGTGACGCAGTGGTCTTTCACGTGCCACCAGCTGCGGCTGGATGTGGACCGCCTGCGCAGTGAGGCGGAGGTGCTGCGGAACGAGGTAACCATCCTGCGCATGGCAAAGGGGGCAGCCGGTGAGTGAGCTGACAACGTGGACAACCGTGAACCTGACGGACATGGAAATGCGGATGGCCGCCATGGTGGGGGCGGAGCGCCAGCTGCAGTCAGCCGGCAGCCCTGGCACCAAGCACGGCCTAAGCAACCTGGACCCCTGGACGATGCACCTGAACGGGGCAGCGGCTGAGCTGGCTGTGGCCAAGGCGCTGGCCCTGTTCTGGCCCGGCAGCGTGGGCACCTTCAGGGCTGAGCCGGATATTCCATGCCGGCAACACCCGCCAGGCATCGAGGTGCGGTGGATCAGCCAAATGCGCTATGACCTGAAAATACGGCATGATGACAGCCCGGAGCGCATGTACGTGCTGGTATCCGGGTTTGCCCCGCGCATGACCCTGCACGGGTGGTACTTGGGCAGTGATGCAAAACAGCCGGAGTTCTGGACCGAGCTGGGCAACGGCCGGCCCGGGCTGTGGTGCGTGCCGAAGGAGCGCCTGCACGGCCCCCAGGGCCGGAAACCTTCAGCCATGGCGGGGGCCGGTGTATGATCGTCACGCCGGAGGATGTGCCACCCGACGGCGAGGGCCGCACCAGCGTGCGGGTGCTGGATGGCCAGGGCCGGGAATGGCACCGGCTGCAATGGGTGAACATCGCCACAGGGCAGGCCCTCCAGCTGATGACCAACCCGGAAGGTGAACTGGTGCTGCGGCACTGGATGGATGAGGACAGGAAGCGGCAGTCGGGTTACTTCAGCCGGTTCGTCCAGCTGCCCCTGCCGATCCGTTTCGAGTTTCTAGGAGGGGAACGCGATGGGGCAGAATGGAAACCCTACCCTGAGGGACCAGGTGCACCTGCTGAAAGGTGAGCTGGCCATGGAGCGCCTTGCGGGGCTGGCCATGAAGGTTCGCATGGACCGCATCCAGACGGAATTGCAACGCCTGAAGGATACGGTGGACCTGCTGCAGATCGAGCGGGACCGCCAGGAGGTGGCCCGCTGGTAGAATATGGCACCATGGAGGGCACACCATGGGACATGAAGACTACGAGACGATGGTCACCCTGCTGGAGGAGGTGACCCACATCCTCAGCGAGGTGCCCGAGCTGGTTTGCACCGCCAAACCCCGCACCGCCCTGGCCTGGCTGAAAAGGGCCCGCAAGCACCTGCGCACCGCCAGTGACATCATCCAGGCCGATCTGGAGGGCCGGAATTGACAGCAGGCCATATACCCGGTGATAATTTCGGAAACGTCGAAAGTGCCCCAACCGGAGGCACCGGTCATCTATTTCTGCGGCTATCGCCGCCGCCCTCCGTCAACCATATCTGGAACAGGGGCAGGGGCGGGAAGGTCTACCGCAGCCGCAGCTACCAGACATGGATCACCCGCAACCTGTTCCACACCGGCCGCCAGGTGCGCCAGGTGGACGGGCCCGTGCACGTTTCCGTCACCATCAACGGCGGTAAGGGCTGGCGCAAGGGGCGCGACATTGACAACGTGCTGAAACCGCTGATGGATTTCCTGCAGCACATCGGGGCTATCACGGACGATTGTGCTGAGGTGGTGAACAGCATTTACATACGGTTCACGCCACCAGGAAAACCGGCTGACAAATCCTACGTGGACGTGGTGGTCCAGCCCGCATGAACCACCGCCAGACGGTCAGCCTGTGGGTGCTGGTGGAACGCCTGGAAAAGGTTTCCGCAGACATGGACCTGTCACCAGACCGGTGGGCCCTGTTATGCTGCCGGCTGATGCCGGAATGGTTCGGGGAACCGCAGCAGCCGGGCAAGGCCACGCAGGCGGATCCCGGCAGCGAGGAAAAGATTCTGACCATGCAGCGCAGGGCCAAGGCGGGGCAGGCCGTTTTCCACCCGCAGGATATGCGCAGGAATACCCGGGACCTCCGGCCCGATTGTGTGCCGGAACCGGTGGAAGATGAGGAGCTGGGCCTGTGGGGCTAGAAGGCGGGGAAATGGTGGCGCACCCTAGCGGAATGGACCACCATGAATTGCAACGGCTGCACCACCTAGCATTGACGGTGCTGGCTGATATGGCGAAAAACGCCGAAGGTGAGAACCGGTTCAAGGCCGCCGACCAGCTGGCCTGGTATACCCTGTGCCAATTGAACAAGGCCCACGATAACGAAAGGGCCGACGTGAAAGAACAGAAAAAGGAATGGGAAAAATGAAAATACGGGACCGGGTGAAAGAGCTGCGCAGGGTACGGGCTGGAGAGCTGCTACCGAACGAGCGCAATTGGCGCAAGCACCCCAAGGCCCAGCAGGAGGCCCTCCAGGGCGTGCTGGCGGAGATCGGCTACGCCGGAGCCCTGCTGGCCTACGAGACGCCCAGCGGCCTGAAACTGATCGACGGGCACCTGCGGGCAACCACCACACCGGACACGGAGGTGCCGGTGCTGGTGCTGGATGTGGATGACGCGGAGGCGGCCAAGCTGCTGGCCACCTTGGACCCCTTGGCAGCCATGGCGGAGGCTGACGGCAACGCATTGGACGCCCTGCTGCGGGATGTGCAAACCGGCAGCCAGGCGCTGGCGGATATGCTCACAACATTGGCTGACAACAACATCCCCTGGCTTCCACCTGAGGAGCCAAAAAGCGAGCAGGAAAAAGAGGCCGAAAAAGAGGAATACAACAATCACGACACCGAAAGGTTTCTGGAAAGCAAGGTGAAAAAGTTCGAGTTTTTCTGCACCATGGACGAATTCGAGACGGTAAAAAGTGACATTGAATATGCCCGCAAAAAATCAAAAACGGAGAATAACAGCGACGCCATTCTATGGGTGCTGAGGCGCTACCATGAAGACAATTGACCTTGGGCCACCTATACCGTGTGACCACCTGCTGGGTAACGTGCCGGCTGCTGCTGAATTTGAAAGAATAATCAACCCGCCGGCCAGGCTGGTTTCACAGGGCCGCTGTGTTGGCGTGTACGCGTCACTGCCGGCGTGGCTGGCTGAAAAGGGCCACCAAATAACCCGCCAGGTGAAACCGAAAAAGAACACCCGCACACAGGGCCTGCCCACCAAGTCCACCATTCTGGGCAGCCTTCCTCGAGTGCCACTGCGGCATAACTACTGCCGGCTGAGCGCCGACACCAATGAACACCCGGAAATCTGGGAGCTGGCGAAAGAGTTCGCCGGCCATATTTGCACCCTTTACGAAAAATGGCTGCCTGAGGAATACGAGAGGCACACCCGGCAAACCAACAGCGAAATCGTGCCGGACTGGGTGGTGCCGGGTACACCGTTCACCACCATCAATTTCAACGTGAACCACGCCATTAAGCACCACCGAGACGCGGCCAACCAGAAGGGCGTTTGGTCGAACGTGATTATCCTGCGCAAAAACAGCAAGGGCGGCCTGCTGGTGCTGCCGGAGTACAGGGCGGCATTGACCCAGGTTGATGGGGCCATAATCATATTTGACGGGCAGAAAGTGATGCACGGCGTCACCCCCATTGCCACGCAGGCCGGCGGCTACCGTTGCTCTGTCGTGCTGTACGCCCTGGACCAGTTCCGAAACTGCTACCCGTATGCTGAGCAATTGGAGAACATCAAGCGGCACAGGACAAAACTGGAGCAGGAATTCCGCAGCCAAGCGGCCCAGGAATATGGCAGGAGTGGAAAAAACGCAAACATGAAGCTGAACGCAAAGAATAAAAAGTGATATAATCCTGCCACGATACTGGACGCATAAAAACCATGGCACGTAAAAGAGGCTATCTCAGCGAGAAAGCGGTGGCGGACGCCCTGAAGGCGGCCCTGGGCAACGTCGCGCAGGCTGCCCGGAACCTAGGGGTGGAACGCTCCGGCCTGTTTGACCGCATTGCCAAAAGCGAAACCCTGAAAACTATCCTGCACGATGCCCGGGAGGGCATGGTGGACAACGCCGAAAGCGCCCTGCACCGGGCAGTCACGCAGGGGGAGGGCTGGGCGGTGTGCTTTACCCTGAAAACGCAGGGCAAGGGTAGGGGCTACGTTGAGCGCCAGGAAATCCAGCAGGAGGGCCGGGTGCAGGTGACGCTGAACCCTGGAGAGCTAACTGATGAACAGCTGGCAGCCATCGCAGCTGGGGCCACAGGAGGCGGCGGCCGAGCTGCTGAGCCGCAGGCGAGCCCGCCGGGACCTGCTTGATTTCTGCCGGTACACCATGCCCGATTACAAGCCGGGCTGGCACCACCAGGCCATAGCGGCAGCCCTCCACCGGATGGTGGACGGGAACCTGCGCAGGCTGATCCTCAGCATGCCCCCCAGGCATGGGAAAAGTGAACTGATCAGCCGCCGGCTGCCCGCCTACCTGCTGGGCATTGACCCATCCACCACCATCATTGGCACCAGCTATAGCGCGGACCTGGCCAGCAGGCTGAACCGTGACATCCAGCGCATTATCGACAGCACGCAATACAAGGCGCTATTCCCGGCCACCCGGCTGAACGACAGCAACAGCCGCACGGTATCCGGCAGCTGGCTGCGCAATAGCGATGTTTTCGAGGTGGTGGGGCAGCCGGGCACCTACCGCAGCGCGGGCGTGGGTGGCGGCATCACGGGCATGGGGGCCAAGTGGCTGATTATTGACGACCCCCTGAAAAACCGGGAGGAGGCCGACAGTCCTACCGTGCGGGAAAACGTCTGGGACTGGTACACCAGTACCCTGTACACCAGGCAGGCCCCAGGTGCCCGTATCCTGCTGGTGATGACCCGCTGGCACAGTGACGATCTGGCCGGCAGGCTGGTGAAGGTGGCGCAGGATGAGCCAGGGGCGGACCAGTGGGAGGTGATCAACTTCCCGGCCCTGGCGGAGGATGCCCCAAGCGAGCACGACCACCGGCAGCCAGGGGAGCCCCTATGGCCGGAAATGTTTTCAGCGGATGACCTGAACCGTATCCGGGCCAGCATTGGCGTGTATGACTGGTCCGCCCTGTACCAGCAGCAACCCCGTGCCGGCGGTGGCGTGGAATGGCCCGCAGGCTACACGGAGGGGCGGGACCTGCTGTTCGATGAATGGCCAGTGTGCCCCCTGCGGACCATGGCGGTGGACCCCAGCAAGGGCCGGGACGGCCGGCATGGCGACTATAGCGCCATCATCAAGCTGGGCAGGGGAACCGACGGCACCCTGTACTGCCAGGCTGATCTGGAACGGCGCTCCAGTGAGCAGATCATCGAGGATGCCCTGGAACAGGCGGCCGATTTCAAGCCGGACGCCTTCGCCGTCGAGGTGAACCAGTTCCAGGAGCTGCTGGCCAACCTGATGGCGGCCAAGGCCCGGGCCATGGGCATGATGCTGCCCCTGGTGCAGATCAACAACACCGTCAGCAAGCTGACCCGCATCCGCCGCCTGGGCCCCTACCTGGAAGGCCGGCAAATACGTTTCAAGGCCAACAGCCCGGGCACCCGGCTGCTGCTGGAGCAGCTGCGGGACTTTCCGGTGGCCAGCCATGACGACGGCCCTGACGGGCTGGAAATGGCCCTCCGGTGTATGATTGACCTGCACAACGGGCGCGTGGCGAAACGGCCCCCCGTCAGGAGGCTACTGGTATGACACTGTGGGAACGGCTATTCGGAAGCAGGGTACAACGCCAGCGGGTGGAACTCGAGGAAAGCCTGCGGGTGAAGCAGCTCCAGCGCAAGCAAAAGCTGCTGGAAGGCTACCTGGACCAGGACTATTGGCTTCAGGGCTACGCCGATCTGCTGAACCGCTACCGGGACGGCGGGCAGTTCGCCTACCCGGTCAGCCAGCCCACCGACCGGCGCTACGGCGGAAACTACCCGTTCTGGTACAGCGAACAGCAGCTGTCCATCCTGCGGGCCGCCAGCCGGCTGTGCACCACGATGAACCCCAACGCCTACGGCCTCTTGAACGGGCTGGCCAGCTACGTTATCGGCAACGGTTTCAGCTACCGGGTGGCCGCCAAAAAGGGCATCGAGGTTTCCGCCGACCTGCTGGAGCAGGCCCAGCAGGTGGTGGATGATTTCGCCTACGAAAACGCATGGCCGGAAATGGAGCGGGAGCTGTTCTGGCGCTGGCGGGAGGATGGTGACGCCTTTTTGCGCCTATTCCCGCAGAAATCCGGCCGGCTAATGATCCGCACGGTGGAGCCCGAGCAGGTGTTCCAGCCGCCCGATAGCCAGCTGGCGGAGTGGAGCTACGGCATCAAGACGGAGGTGGATGACGTTTTCCAGATCGAGGCATATTTCGTCAGCTATGCCGCCCCAGGCGGCAAGGGTGGAGACGTGCCGGTGATGGGTGAGGAGGTGGAAGCGGAAAACATGATCCACCTGAAAGCCAACGTGAAAAGGGCCATCAAACGGGGCCTGCCGGATTTCAGCTACGACACCCTGGACGCCTTCAACATTGCCAGCAAGCTGCGGCAGAACCTGGGCGAGGGCAGCGCGGTGCAGGCGGCCATTGCCGGCATCCGCCAGTACGATGCGGCCAGCAGCCAGCAGGTGGATACCTTCCTGCAAGGGCAGGTGGATTACACGCAGTACGACGCCCTCACTGGAAAGCAGCAGGATTTCCAGCAGCTACGTTCCGGCAGTTTCCTCGATATTCCCAAGGGCATGAACTACATCACACCACCCGCAGCCGCCAGCGCAGCCGCCCACCTGGAAGTTTTCCAGAGCCTGCTGCGGAGCGCCGGCAACCGGCACAACGCCCCCGAGTGGCTGGTCAGCAGCAATGCCGCCAACAACAACTACGCCAGCAGCCTGACGGCTGAATCGCCATTCCTGCGCAACTGCCTGGCCCTCCAGGAAGCTGTGAAGCGGCCGTTTTTGCGCGTCATGCGGGCGGCCCTGCAGAATGCGGCCATGGCGGGGCAGCTGCCCCCCAACGTGCTGGATGCGGTGGAAATCCAGGTGGTGCCCCCCAGCGTGGAAACCCGCGACCGGGTGCAGGAGGCGCAGACCAACCAGGTATACAGCACGCTGCGCGTCAAGAGC